GGTCAACCCCTATTACGGCAAAGAGATTCCGGGCTTTGAAGCCCTGGGCCTGCAGCCCGACAAGGTTTATCGTTTGTTTCGTGACCCTGTGGAATTGGAGCGCGGCGCCCCCACATTTGCCCGCTTGCCCATTCTGTCCGAGCATGTCCCCGTTACCGTTGATGCGCCCCGCCCGATCTGGTCGTCGGTGCTATCGGTTCCGAAATAACTTTTTCCGCCCCCATATCTTGACGCTGATTTGTGCGTATGGGATGCGACCGCAATTGCTGGCATTGAAACGGACAAGGTGCGGGAACTTTCTTGCGCTTATCGTTACGTGCCAGTCATGGAGCCCGGCGAATTTGAAGGCCAGGCATACGACGGCCGCATGACGGAAATTCAAGGAAATCACCTGGCGTTAGTNGAGGTCGGCCGCGCTGGGTCTGATGTAGTNGTGGCCGACCGTAACCCTTTCACTTTCAAGGAATCCGCCATGAAGATGACCAAACTGGGCAAGGCCCTTTTTGCGGCATTGTGCGCGGCCTCTCCGGTACTGGCAGCGGATTCCGCTTTGCCTGCACTGGTNGGCCCGGCAACCCGCAAGAATTTCAAGAAGGAAGACGTTAAGGCCAAATTGCTGGCCCTCGACGCCGAACTCGACCCGCAACAACTCGACAACGTAATCGACGCGCTGCTGGACGTGGAACAGGAACCCAAGGCNGTTGAAACGCCGATGGCNGCCGCCGATGAATCCCCCGCCGACAAGCTCCGCAAGTTGCTGGCCGGTAAGGTGGACGAATCGGTCATTGCCGAAGCGTGCGCCNTGATGCAACCGGCCGCCGCGGCTGATGCTGACCCGGTNGACCCTGGCATGAAGAANGAAGAAGTTACCGCCGCTATGGACGGTTTGCGTAAGGAATTGCGCGAAGCCGAAGAGGCCCGCCGTGATGTTCGCGCAATCGTTGGCGACGTCATGGGTATGGATTCAGCGGCCGAAGTCTACGGCTTCGCCCTGGACCACATGAAGGTCGACCGCAAGGATGTGGAAGGCGCCCCGGCCCTTCGCGCACTCTTCAAGGTTGCCGCTTCCAAGTCTGCCACTCCGGCCCCGCGCATCGCTCAAGATGCTGGCGGCCTGGATAAGCAGTTTCCGGGCGCCGCCCGTTTCCGTAACGCTTAAGGAGCCAATACCATGGGCTTTCAAAAACAAGTTAACCTGACTCCTGCGCCCGCGGTAGCCGGGGACTTCGCTTCTTCCAATCCGCGGGCAACTGTCCTTGCCGGTCCTGGCGGCCTTGTTGCGGGGGCGCTTGGCGTCACCGTTGGCAAGTTTGCTTGGGTTGACGACGACGGCGTCGACCGTCCAAAGTTTTGGCACCGCAACCAAGGCCCCGCAAGGCTTTGTTCACCGCGAACAGCAAGCACTGATTCAACAGTACCTTGCGGAATCCGGCATGAACATTCCCCAAGGCTTCCCGGTTGTCCTGCACAACGAGGGCGATTTTTGGGCGAAGCTGGCCGGCGACAACGCCGCAACCATCGGCGCCGCCATCTATGCGGACTACAGCAACGGCGATGTTTGCGCGGTAGCGGCTCCGGCCGGCGGCGTGCTGACTGCCTTTAAGGCACAATCGGCCGCTGCTGTTGGCGAACTCGTCAAAATTTCCACCTGGGGGTAAACCATGAATCCGATTCTCCAAGCTCTTATGGAACGTGCGGGGGTCCATTTCATGGGCCAACCCTCGCTTGACTTCCAAGCGGCAAACGTGGCGCACAATCTGAATGTCGCCATGGACGCCCAACCCGCCCTTATCACCACCAGCAATGCCGGCATTCCGGCGTTCCTCTCCACCTTTGTCGACCCGAAACTGATTGAAATTCTGGTTTCCCCGATGAAGGCGGCCGAGGTCGTCGGCGGCGAAGTGAAAAAGGGCGATTGGACCACCGAAACGGCAATGTTCCCGGTTGTGGAATCCACGGGCGAAACTTCGTCCTATGGCGACTACTCCGAAAACGGAAGTGCCGGCGTCAACTCCAACTTCCCGCAACGCCAAAGCTATCATTACCAAGTGATGACGCAATGGGGTGAACGCGAACTGGAACGCGCCGGCCTGGCCCGGATTGATTGGGCCAACCGCATGAACATTGCGTCGGTCCTGACGCTCAACAAGTTCCAAAACAAAACGTACTTCTTCGGCGTTGCCGGCCTGCAAAACTACGGCCTGTTGAACGACCCGAACTTGTCCGCCGCCATCGTCCCGACCACCAAGGTCGCGGGCGGTACGGGCTGGGCTGGTGCAACGGCGCTGGAAGTGCTGGACGACGTGCAAAAGCTGTACAAGCAGCTTCAAACGCAAGCCGGCGGCCTGGTTCAACTTGATACCAAGATGACCTTGGCAATGTCCCCCATTTCGGAAGTGGCGCTTACCAAAACGACGCAGTACAACGTCAACGTCGCGGACATTCTGAAAAAGAATTTCCCCGGCCTGACCGTGAAGACCGCGCCGGAGTACACCACGGCTTCCGGGGAACTGGTCCAACTGCTGGTGGACGAAGTGGAAGGCCAGCGCACGGCCGACACCGCCTTTACGGAAAAGCTCCGGGCGCATCCCATCGTCGTGCAATCTTCCAGCTTCAAGCAGAAGAAGTCGCAAGGCACCTGGGGCACCGTGATTTTCCGCCCCGCCTTCATTGCCCAAATGTTGGGCGTGTAACAGGCAACCGCAATACCCCGGGGGCTTCGGCTCCCGGGTTTTCCACCAAACTAGGAGAGTTTGAACATGGCCGCAAAAATCGTCGTAGTGGGTTGCAAACTGCCCCACGGTATCACCATTGAACACCCCATGGACCCGACCAAAACGGTCGAACTCAAGGGCAAGAACAAAGCCTTGATTATCGGCGCCGAATACGGCACCACCGAAGTCGACGGGGACTTTTTCGAGCAATGGGCCGCCGTCAATAAGGAATTCCCGGCCGTCAAGTCCGGCGCCATCTTCGTCGCCAAGAACCAGACGGACGCCGCGGCAATTGCCGCCGAATTCAAGGACCGCAAAACCGGCTTTGAAGCGATGCGTACCGACGGCAAGGACGACCGCGCCGCTGGCGTCAAGACTGCCAAGGAAGACTGACCATGCCCGCCGTAATCTTCGACCCCGTGGCATTCAAAGCGCGTTACCCGGAGTTTGCGGCGGTTGCCGACTTGACCTTGGGGGCCTGCTTTACGGAAGCGGGCCTTTATTTGTCCAACGCGAATAATTCGCCCGTGCAGAATGTCACACGGCGGGCGCTTCTTTTGAACATGTTGACCGCGCATATCGCCTTCATTGGCGGGAAGCTGGCCGCGGACGGCATGGCCCGGCCCGTGGGGCGCCTTTCCCAAGCCGGGGAAGGTAGCGTATCGGCCGCGTTTGAAGGGCCGCCCCCGGGCTCCGCGCAATGGTTCCAGCAATCGCAGTATGGCGCCGCCTTCTGGCAGGCGACAAGCAGCTTGCGGGGCTTCCGCTACCTAGCACAGCCAACGAGGTATTGACCGTGGCCGACCACGTCCTACAAGGCGCCGACGGGGTATCCAAAGCCCTGGAAGAAATCGCCCGTAAGATGGGCGGCGGCGAAGTGTCGGTCGGCTTCATGGAAGGCGCCACGTACCCGGACGGAACGCCGGTCGCGGCGGTTGCCTTCTGGAACGAGTTTGGCAAGATGGTTGAAAGCGAATTTGGCAATTACTTTCAAATGCCGCGGGCATTCTTCCGCCAAATGATTGCCAAAGAATCCCCCACATGGGCCGCGAAAATGGGGAAACTCGCCAAGGCCCTGGATTACGACGGCGCCAAGGTGCTGGCCCTGATGGGCGAAGACATAAAGGGCGCCTTGCAGCAAAGCATAAACGATTTTTCGTCGCCCCCGCTGGCNCCAAGTACCATTGCCGCCAAGGGCTTTGCCAAGCCGCTTATTGACACGTCCCACATGCTCAACAGCATTGCCTATGAGGTAAAAGAATAATGGACCTTCGCGGCATCGCCAATGGTGTGACCACCACCGTCAACCCGAACGAAACCGTTACCGTATTGCGGTCGACGGGATTCACCACGGGCGCCGGGGCAAAGCAGGTTCCCAGCTACGCCGCCCCCGTGACCGGCCCGGGCCAGATTCAAGCCCTCGACGCGGACGATATCAAGCAGCTTGACGGCCTCAACATTCAAGGCACCATCCGGGCAATTTACTTGCGTGGCACCCTGGCCGGAGTCGTGCGCCCGAATCAAACCGGCGGCGATTTGGTAACGATTGCCGCCCCCGCGCCNGTAGCTTTGCGCGGCACCTGGCTTGTCGTNAAGGTGCTGGAAAGCTGGCCCGATTGGACCAAGGCGGCCATTGTGCTGCAGGGGCAATAAATGTATACCAGCAGCATAACGGTCGACCAAGTAATTGACGCCCT